AGCTTATGAGATTGAAGAATTAGATAAACAGGTTGAGAAAGAACAACAAGAACCTAATTTAGATGAAATCAAAGAAGCAGTACAACAAGCAAATCAAGTATTATTGACAGAGCCATCATTAGTAGATCAAGCTGCTGGTGAAATTTCAAATCCAAATATCATAAAAGTAGAAGAAAAGCCAGAAACAAAAGACATAGATCCACAAGATGTAATTAGAGAGTTATCTAAAATTTCTAAAAATACTGGTGTAAAACTAAACGAAGATATAGACTCACTAGAAGGTCTCAAAAAAGAATTTAATAAATTTAAAGAATTAGTATCGCAACAATTATCATCAATTGGTGGTGGTGGATCAACAAAAATATCTAATATGGATGATGTTGATGTATCAGCACAACAAAATGGATTTGCATTAAAATTTAATTCATCAACAGGTAAATATGACTTCGGTGAAGTAGCAAGTGATTTATCTGCTGTAGACCAAGATATTATACCTGATGGCAATGGCACTAGAAGTCTAGGTAGTTCAACTAAAAGATTCAAAGATATATTCTTGGCAGGCGAAACAATCAACCTTGGTGGCGCAACGATAAGTTCAGATGGTACTGGTACCGTTGCTGTGTCAGCAACTGGTGTGACTTTACCCGAAGGTTCAAAAGCAGGTACAAACAAAATCGCTGTTGCTGTGACAGGCTCTGGTGGTGCTGAACAAGCTGCTACTGTCGTGCCTTTCTTTTCAAAGGCAGGTGGGTTATCAACTGCAAATACAAGTTTTAACTTTAACTCTGTCGTAGATGATAAGTTTGTTTATACAGGTGCAAAAACATTTACATTAGCAAATGGGAGTAATCTATCAGATAGTAATATCACACTATTTCAATTTTAGAGGTAACTAAATATAACATATGTCAAGTAAAACACCCATAAGAACCGTATTTAATGATAGTGGTGTCGCAACTGGTTTAGCAGAGTTTCAAACTGGTGAGTTCATACCTCTATCTCATGGTGGTATTGGGGCTGCATTATCAATTGGCTCTGCAGGTCAGGTACTAAAAGTAAACACAGGTGGTTCTGCTTTAGAGTTTGGTTCTGTTGAGGCGATTGTAAATATAGACGCAGCCACAGATAAGACAAGTGCTACACTTGTTGCAGGTGACCAGATATTATTATCAGATGGTGGTACTGAAGGTAGAGTTACCTTATCACAATTAGATACATTATTTTCTGCAACATCAAAAACACTTACAAATAAAACTATCGCAGCTGGTTCAAACACAATATCAGGTTTAACAAATTCAAATTTATCAGGCAGTGCAGGTATAACAAATGCTAATCTAGCAAACTCTGCTGTAACCGTTGGTACTACATCTATCAGTCTAGGTGCTAGTGCTACAACAATCGCAGGTGTATCAGACCTAACTGCTGGTACAATTAATATTGCAGGTAATGTAATTAAATCTACTGACTCAACTGTGGTTGAGATTGGTGCAGGTGATGGTTTAAGTGTTGCAGGTAATCTAACGGTTGCAGGTAATATGACCGTGACTGGAAGCACAACAACTTTATCATCTACTAATACAACAATAGCAGACAAGTTCATTGAATTAGGAACTGGTACAACTGGCACACCATCGGGTGACGCTGGTATCGTTATTGAAAGAGGTGATAGTGCTAATGCAATCATAGGTTTTGATGAAAGTGGTGATGAGTTCATAGTAGGTACAGGTTCATTTACAGGTAGTTCAACAGGTAACCTTACTTTCACACACGGTACTTTATCAACTGCAGGAAATAAAATTTATAAAGCAGGTACAGCTCATGCTGTATCATTAGTCGCTTCATCAAGTCTAGCAGGTGATGTCACATTAACTTTACCTGTAAATGATGGTGACGCAAACCAACTACTTGCAACTGACGGATCAGGAAACTTATCTTTCATATCTGCTACTGCCGCTTCTGGTGCAGGATTATCTGACTTATCAGATGATAGCACACCAAGTCTAGGTGGTAATTTAGATATGAATGGTAATGACATCATCACATTATCAAATGGTAATATTGATTTATTACCTCACGGCACTGGTAAAGTAATTATTGATGGTAATGGTACCTCTGGTGGTGTATTAATACATGATGGTAATGTTGATATAAGATCAGGCACAGGTGCTGTATCTAAAATAAAATTCTATTGTGAAGTTAGTAATGCACACGCACAAACTTTACAAGCACAACCACACTCTGCTGGTAGTTCAGCAGTATTGACTTTACCTATCGCAACTGGTACTCTTATAGGTACTGGTGATAGTGGCACAGTTTCTAATACTATGTTAGCAAACTCATCATTTGCATTTACAGATGAAAGTTCAACTGCTGGGGCAGTTTCATTAGGTGGTAATTTAGAGTTCCTTGCAGGTGAAGGTATTAATACAACTGCTTCTGGTGATACTTTAACTATCGCAGGAGAAGACGCTTCAACATCTAACAAAGGTATCGCTTCATTTACAAGTGCTGATTTCTCTGTTTCTTCAGGTGCTGTATCATTAGTCGCTGAAAGAATACAAGACATTGTTGGTGCGATGGTCGGCAGTAATACTGAAACAAGAATTACGGTTACTTATGATGACTCAGCTGCAACATTAAACTTTGTCGTAGATAATGATTTATCTAACTATGATAACTCATCATCTGGTTTTACAACTGCTTCATCTACAACTACATTTACTAATAAAACATTGACAAGTCCTAAGGTAAACGAAGATGTGGCTGTCACAGCAACTGCAACACAATTAAATCATACGGTTGGGGTTACTAGTGCAATTCAAACACAATTAGACACAAAATCTAGTAAAGCACAGTCAATCGCATTTTCACTTGCTCTTGGTTAATCTTATAAATATACCAGTAAAGATAAGGGATTATTATGGCAACGCCAGCAAGTAGAGCACAATTAAAAGAATACGCATTAAGAAACTTAGGTAAACCAGTTATTGAAATAAATGTTGATGACGCACAATTAGAAGATAGATTAGATGAAGCGTTGCAATATTTCGCACAATATCACTATGATGGTGTAGAAAGAGTTTATTTAAAATATCAACTTACTAGTTCAGATTTAGCACGACTTAAATCACCTGAGGGTGACTCAACGGTTACTGCTTCTGCTGGTGGTAGAACAACATCTTATTCAGAGGCAAACAACTGGATTGCTGTACCTGATTCTGTACTTGCTGTCAATAGAATATTTCCTTTATCTGACAAACATAGCAACAATATGTTTGATATAAGGTATCAGTTAAGATTAAACGATCTTTATGATTTTTCTTCAACATCTATAATACACTATGATATGGTACTAAGACATTTAGATTTTTTAGATCATATTCTAGTAGGTGAGAAACCAATCAGATTCAATCAACACAATAATAAACTTTACATTGACATGGACTGGAAGGTTGACATGCAAGAGGATGAGTATTTAATTATTGAGTGTTATAGAAAATTAGACCCTACGGTTATGACAGATGTATTCAATGATATATTCTTAAAAAGATATGTGACTGCTCTATTTAAAAAACAATGGGGCGCTAACTTATCTAAATTTAATGGTGTGGCGATGATTGGTGGTGTGACATTGAATGGTCAACAGATATATTCTGAGGCACTACAAGATGTTCAAAAATTAGAAGAAGACATTAGAGGCACTTACGAAACACCTGTATCTTACATGATAGGATAGGTAAATGGCAGTTAATCACTACTTTCAAGGTGGCGATGGAATCGGTAATGACGCCGAGAAAACACTACACGAAAACTTAATCATAGAAGGTCTAAAGATTTATGGACATGATGTCTATTATCTTCCTAGAACATTAGTAAACCAAGACTTAATACTTGGTGAAGATGTTGCTTCAAAATTCAATGCCTCTTATCTAATAGAGATGTACTTTGAAACTACGGAAGGGTTTCAAGGTGAGAGAGAATTAATATCTAAATTTGGTTTAGAGATAAGAGATGATACAACATTTACGGTATCAAAAAGAAGATGGGATGACGCAGTAGGCGATCAGGCAACTCTAATAAAATCAGGTAGACCAAACGAAGGCGACTTGATTTATTTCCCAATGATGAAATCTTATTTTGAGATTCAATTCGTAGAAGACCAAGAGCCATTCTATCAATTAGGAAATTTACCTGTTTATAAATTAAAAGTAACTCGTTGGGAATATGCTAACGAAGAAATTAATACTGGTATTAATAGACTTGACGCAGTTGAAGATAAACATTCATTAAATGAAATTAATTACAGATTTCAATTAGAGTTTGGTCAAGAGGCGTTAACAGGTCGTGGTTCAATTGTATTAGAAGATTATCACGATTACTCAACAGGTCAACCAGCATTTTTAATGAATGAAGATTATACAGCTGCTGAAGTAGTACAAACACAATCGCCTTATGCAAGTAATTTAGATTTAAATGCTGAGGCAGGTTATGATACGGTTGG